TAGAGAACGGCACTAGAAAAATGCAGCCTAGACCGGGCGTGAAAAACGCTTACGAAGCCAAAAAGAATCAGATTCAGGCTATAATGGAATCCAAATTGAATAACTTATTTTTAAAATGATAATCGAGCCGATAATTAAGCACCTGCACTCTTGCTTGCCGGTCAAATCGCCATACTTCTCAAGCAGAATACAAGTCGTTTCGGTTAATAAGATTGGCGCGATTGCCACCGTTACAACGGCTACCGATCACGGCTTAAGCGTGGGTAACTTTGTAACTGTTGGCGATGTTTTGTCTCCTATAGAGATAGAATCAGCCGTTGAAACTGCTACAGAAATAGACTTCAAATGCGTAACTCCGCATGATTTAACGCTAAGCCCAACGGCTCCTAAAGATCAAAATCAAATGGTCAGAATCACGGGCAGCTCATTTGATGAAAAATACCTGCTCACAAAAGTCACAAATAGATTCAGATTTACGGTAAAAAAAGATTCGCAACCCGCGTTGCCGGCCAGTGATACGCTTTTCCTGCAGGAACAATCCGCAATAGGCTATAACGGCTTAAAACAGGTAGTAGACGTTCCAAGCAGCACCAGCTTCAAATATGAGCTTGATTTCGATTATCCAGCACCTAACTTTACTGAGGACTCATACATAGCTACAGGCGTTAGGATTTCAGGCGGAATAGACATCGATACCGTAACAGAGTCATACACTAAGCAGCAGGAAGAGGAATTATGGCTTTTTGTAACACCTCAAGATGCCGAGCCTAACAAAGACCGCAGAACGCCGGTCGACGCTCAATCTACACAATCCGTTCAAGGTGATTTCAGGCAGCGCATTATTGACGGCTTTGAGGTTTATATTTTTGTCCCTAACAAGGGCAGCGCACTAACAAATACTAATGGGCGTTTTGCTTGGGATTTGGTGCAGCAAATAAAGCCAGACTTGTTTCAATGCCTTTTAGGGCTAACTTTTGACAGCGGCTTGGCTTGCCAAGGGCAAGAAATAATTACCTACAACGGCGACGGCTTTTTTTCCTACAACGGCTCTTATTATATTCACAGATTTTCATTCCAGAACGTAATCGACATTACGAAAGATGATACTGCAAACGAAGTATTTACAAGGGCTTTCCGTGATATCATGGTAGAACATAAAAACCAATTCTCTGAAATAACCACATATAACTCAGAGATAAACCTAGACGACGAGCCGGAAAGCGTATAAATTACACCAATTGTTTTGCAAGAGTTGAAAAATGCAAGTAAAAATACTAAAACCGTTTCTTAAATACAGTGCAGGGACTATAATTCCTGTTAAGTGCAATGAAAACGGCTTACCTGTGGATAGGTTTTGGCGTAAAAGAATCAAAGATGCCGAGATTGATAATTGCATCGAGATTGTTAAAAGCGCAGAATTGAAAGCTTTAGACAAAGAAAAGGCAAAGTCAAACAGAGAACAAAAGGCAAAATTTGAGGCTAATCAAAAGAAAGCCAAGGCTCTTAAAAAGGAATCAGAAAAAACGGAAACGAAAAATTCACACGCTGAGGAGGCGTAATCATGACACGAGTAGTCTCGGAACCCGAAGTTACACTGGCGCTGATCCCTTCTCAGGGTTCGGTAGGTCTAAAACAACAAAGAATCCTAGTTATTGGACAAAGGAACGGTGGCACCGCTACAAGCGGCCAGCTTGTTTCTGACATTCAAAACGATAACTCATGGGATTCTTTATTTGGCGCAGATTCTCAGATTGCTGGAATGTGTCGAAATGTAAGAAAAGTAAACACTGAAACAAGCTTAGACGCTATCTCACTTTCCGATAATGGATCGGGTGTTGCCGCTGCGGGTCAAGTCTCATTTACTGGAACCTCTACAGCTGCGGGCGTGATTGCTGTAAGTATTGGCTCTGAGTCTGACTTTACTTTTGAAATTCCAGTTGCAGAGGGTGCCACCGATGCCAGCCTTGCAACGCTTTTAGCGGATGCCGTAAACGCATCGACTTCAGCGCCTTTTGACGCAGCAGCAAGTACGGCAGACGTTGACTTAACCGCGGTTAATGCCGGAACAGTCGGCAATTCATTTGCTATTAAGATTGAAGGTCAAATTGATGGCATTACCGTAGCTAGCACAGCCTTTACCGGCGGTTCTATTGACCCTGATTTTACAACCTTGTTCGACGTGATTGAGGATAGACGCTACCAAACTATTATCTGGCCTTATTTTGATGACATCGAAACAATCAAAGATTTTTTAGATTCTCGTTTTAATGTTCAAGATAACGTCTTAGATGGCGTGGCGCATGTCGGCGTTGATGATACTTTTGCTAACCTTTTAGCATTAGGTAACGCTAACAACTCTCAGTCGATAGTAATTAACGGCGATGAATTGATCAGCAGAGACAAATTAAAGGGCGGCTCAATTGTTGAGATACCCTACGCTAAATCAGCTCAAATCGGCGGCATAGACGCTCTCAGGCTAACTGATGGCGCACTAATTTCTCGCTATGTGATAGGTCGCGGAAGTAAAGACAGATTCGGCGGTATTGCCTTGGCAAGCCTTCCCTATTTCAACACCCCATTACCATTTTTACCTTTAATGGATGTTCAAGACGGATTTACCCGACAAGAAGTAGAGAACCTTCAAGATGCCGGTGTTTCTACCATTGGAAACAATCGCACAAACACCGACGTTTTGATGGGCGAAATGCTGACCACTTACAAAACAGACGCGGCAAGCAATGAAGACATCACTTGGAAGTTTTTAAACTACGTTAGAACTTCTTCAAATATCCGTGAGTATTTCTTCAACAATTTAAAAGCCAGATTTGCACAAACACGATTGACCGAGGGTAGCTTGATCCCCGGCTATGATATGGCGAATAAAGCCGTTATCGAGGCTTATGTGGGTTCACTTTACCAAGAGCTGGCAAATGTTGTTCTAGTTCAAGACGGCGAAGCTGCTTTACAGTTTTTCAAAGAAAATTTAACAGTAGAGCTTGATCTTTCAACCGGTTCCGTATTCATCTCAATGGTAACGCCAATTGTTACCCAGCTGAGAGCAATACTAGGAACTATCAGAATCGAATTCACTACAGAGGGCTAAGAAAATGGGAACTTTATTAACTGATCCCTCAATCGTAATCAATAACGAAGCAATCTTTATTGCTCCTAACACTGTCGCCTATATGGAAGGCTTCGGTGAAGGCACTGTGGTCAACCAATCTGCAGGAAACGGCGTAATTGATCAGCTAGAATCCGATGACGTTTCTACCCAAATAGGTATGATTAAGTTCTCTCTCTATTCTTCGCCTGAGAATATAAACCTAGCACGGAGCTTGAAGGCTAATCTCAATCAAAACGCCATAACTTTGACTGCTACTACGTCGGACGGTCAGACCTTCACTAGAAACTTCGCACAAATGAAGCTCACCAACGATTACGAGGTAAACTTGCAATCTGATGGCGTTATTGAGTTAGAATTTAAAGGCAGACGCGCTACAGTCTAATTTTTAATAAAACGAGAGGGTAAACTCTATGGATTTTAAAGATTCATGTGAATTTCATTTGTCTAAGCCGATTGAATACACTCACAAAGGGGGCGATCCTCAAGAGGGTAGCTTGGTTGTCTTGTATGCGCCCACGGGCAAAATGTTCAAGGTCTTTATAAGGCTACAACAAATCTATGAACAAGCTAGCAAAGAGATTGTAAGCTCTTCTCTTGCAGGTTTGGATGCAAAGGCAGCAGAGGGTTTGAGAGAGGTTGTAGAGGCTGTTAAGGAGAGCAAATCAGCCGAAAAGGATGAAGATAAAAGCTTTACAGATGAAGATGCAAATAGTTATTGGACTGCGGTTGTTTCTTCTAAGGTAGATATCGAGTTTTTTTTCGATAGATTTGAAACTTTAATGTGTGGAGGGTGCGCCATGCTAGAAGATAAAGTTGCCTTTACTGATGTACTTTGGGAAAAAATGAATTATAGAGATAAAATTCGCATGGCCGGATGGTACATCGGAAATTTTATAGAATCCTCTGTCTAAAAATAACGGAAGATGAAATAGAGTTTCTTGTCCTTCGTTTAATAAAATTTTTTAACGGCGGTTTGACAGAGGTTGATTTAATGAATTCGCCTATCACCAAGCTACTGCGATACTCTCAAAAGGCTGTTAAAATAGCCAATGAAATAAAAGAAGGGTGATCAAGTGGCTTTTAATGTTTCAATAATTTTTAACGCTATCGACAGATTTTCTGGAACTTCTAGGAAAATGTCTAAATCGCTTGGCGATGTAGAAAAGAAAACAGAAAAAACTAAAAAATCAGCTAACAAAGCGTCTAAAGCCTTTTTGAAACTAGCCTTAGCGATTGCTTCAATTTCAGGTGTTTCTAGGGCGCTCCAAGTTTACACAAAGTTTGATGACAGGCTAAAAGAGCTTTCAGCTATAACGGGTGCTACTGGAAAGGATTTAAAGTTTCTTGAGCGTAGCGCATTCGAGCTAGGTAAGGAAATGGCTCAATCTGGAGCTGATACCCTCGAAGCGTTTAAACTTGTAGCATCCGCGAAGCCTGAATTGCTCGCAAACCTTCCGGCGTTAAAGGCTGTTACAAAAGAAGTTTTATTGCTGTCTAAAGCCTCTGGTGTAGACCTTGCCACAGCTTCCGCTTTTACCGCTCAATCTTTGAATATATTTGGGCAGGGTGCAGAGCAAGCGGCAAGATTTGTTAATGTACTAGCTGCTGGTTCTAAGTTCGGATCTTCTGAGGTTGCAGAAACAGGCGCGGCTTTATTGATAGCCGGGCCAGCTGCTAATGCTGCAGGGCTAAGCTTTGAGCAATTGAACGCCGCAATACAAACCACAGCACTAGGCGGCATAAAGGCTGAAAGAGCCGGTACCGCCCTAAACTCAATCTTTATAAAGCTTCAGAAAGCAGGCTTTGACCTTAGAAAGCAGTCTCTTGAAGAGGTTTTTACAAAGATAGGCGGTGCTTTAGATAGTCAGAAAAACGCGGCTACTCGCACGCAAATGGCTATACAGCTATTTGGTGAGGAACATATAAAAGTTGCTGAGGCTTTGATTGCCAATAAGTCGGCTTTGTCTGCTTTTGAATCTCAATTGACCGGCACTAATGTAGCCACAGAGCAAGCAAACATAAGATTAAACACGCTTTCTTCAAGATGGAAAAAAATTGGCGTAATGATCGAGCAAAAAGTAATAGTAGTTCTAAACCAGCTCGCCCCAATGTTTGATGGCATATTGTCTTCTTTTGAAAAAATGCTATCAGGTATTTCGCCAGATGCAATTTCGGGAATCGTTGGAACTTTTAAGTTAATAGGATTTGTTTTAAAGCCTGTAATTTACAGTATAGAAATGGCAGTTAAAGCTTTGACTCTGCTTTTTTCAACATTTGGCAAAGTTGGCAAATTAATTGGTTTGACTGGAGCAGAAATTTTTACAGGTGGAAGTATAGAATTTTTAAAAGAGGCAAAAAACATAATTAAGGGAGAGAATAGTATTTCAGGTAAAATCGGAATAGACGTAAACGACCCATCTGGCAGCGTCAATTCGGTTAGCGCTGAATCTGGAACGCCCGGCGTTTCCCTCAATGTCGGTCAGAATATGGGAATGGCTTTCTAATGGCTTTTTTAGAAGATCTTTATGAAGGCAGCATAGATGGCGCAGTTTTTTACGTAACGTCGGCTACTACCTCTTTTGGTAGAAAGCAGGTAAAGCATGAATACCCGAACTCAGACAGGCAAAGGATTCAAGATTTAGGCTTAAAGCCTAGAAGCTTCAGCATTACTGCAGTAATTGGTAGAGAAACAGAAATAGACCCTAGAACATACCAGCAAAAGAAAAATGACATTTTGCGGGTTATGGAATCGGGAAGGGAGGTTACTTTATCGCATCCCTTTTTTAGTGCTTCATTTCAGGTTATACCAAGGCCGGGCACTGTAACTGAAAGATTGAATCAGCTAGGAATAGCTGAATTCGACTTAGAGTTTGATATTTCAAACCGGCAAACAGACCCCATACCGGCGCAAACTTCACTCTCACAAATAAATCAGGCTTTGAATAATGTTAATCTTCAAGTTAATGCTGACATTGCTAATAATTTCGGTGTTTCTACAAATTTCAACCTTGAAGCCGCTCAGAATCTACTAAATACGTTTTCTGAGTTTACGGCAAGCACCACAAACACATTTAACAAGCTTCAGCAGCCTAACAATGAATTTTCTTCGATACTTTCCGGCTTTACGGAAAACATAAACGATTTGATTCAATCGCCGCAGGATTTAGCAGATTCTTTTCAGGGCGTTATAAATTCGACAGCTGGACTTTATCAGACCACAAGGGAGGCGCTACAGGTTGCAGTAAGGTTCTTTGAATTTGGCGATGATATTATTCGATTCCCGTCTACCACCGACGAGAGAGCTGAGCGTAACTTAAACAATCAGGTTATTTCACAGGGCACTCAAGTCAGTTATTTGGGGCTAAGCTATCAGTTCGCTTCTGAAACCACCTTTACCACGGTAGACGAAATAAACGAATTGCAGGAAACGTTAGAAAATGAATACCAAAAGCTGGTAGAGGACAAGGCGCAAAACGAAGTGCTTCTGGCTTTGAATGATTTGCGAGTCTTAACGAATCAATTTTTAGAAAACGAAAAGCTTAACGCGGCGCAGATTATTGACATAAACACTAGGGAAAACTCAATATCTCTTATCGCCTTTCAGTACTACGGAGACACTGAAAGGCTGCAGGAAATAACAAATACCCTTGTTGACTTAAACCGTCCAGAAACCAACAACCCCACATTTGTAGAGGGTGATTTACAGATTTTAACTCAGTAGGCAGCAAATGATTTCTTTAGAGGTTAATGGTCAGCCCTACGATAATTTTAAATCTTTGAGTTTTTCGAGGTCTTTGGAAACCCTTTGCGGCCAATTCTCTTTCGTTGCCACATCCGAACAGATAAGCCAATTCCCAATAAAGAGAAGATCTAGTGCGCGGGTTCTGGTTAATGGCTCCCCTTTGATCACTGGCTTTATTGACGCTCAAACGCCTTTTATTTCTTCAGGTGAGAACGTCGTAAACATTCAGGGAAGGGATAAAACAGAGGATTTTTTAGATTCCACTCTAAATGCTGGCAGCGTAGAGCTTTCGGCCGGTGTAACCCTTAAAGAAGTTATAGAGAGGACTGTAGCCGCTCTAGGTCAAACTCTTACTGTAATCGACGCAGTTGGCACTCTTGAGCCATTTAATGAAGCTGAAGACCTTGTTTCAGCCGAGGCGGGACAAAACGCCTTTAAATTTGTAGAGATGTTTTGTAGAAAAAGGCAGGTTTTGCTTACTACCGACGGTAATGGAAACATTGTTATCACAAGATCATCAAAAGAGTTTATTAATTACAGGATTCTAAACCGTAAAGGCGATGACGAAGCGACGCAGTTTAACAATGTCAAAACCGCCACTGTTAGTTATGACGATTCCAAAAGGTTTAATAAATACATTGTCGTGAGCCAGCAAAACCCCATAGCGCTTAATTTCTCCGGCGATGTAGATTTAGGCGACGTTGTTTCTGTTGAAAGTGACGTTGTAATAGATAAAGAAATCAGAGAAGGCAGGGTTCTCCATATTGTTGCAGAAAAAGCAAGCGCTCCTGAGAATGCAAAAAAACGCGCTCAATGGGAAGCGAACTTTAGAAAAGCACAGTCACGAAAATATAGATCAACCACCGACGATTTTCTAATACCGGGCACTACTCAACCCTTTCCCATAAACCGGCTAGTTAATGTCATAGATGATGACAACGACATAAGTGCAGAAATGCTAATTGAATCTATCGGCCTTTCTTTTAGCGTTAGCGGAGGCACTGAAACTTCTTTTTCACTGGTCGAAAGAGATGCTTATACCTTGAAGCTTGAAGAGCCTATCACTCAAAAAACCAGCAATTTACTAGGGTTTAACTTATGAGTCTTAGAGCAAAATTAGCCAAGCTACTTTTAAACACTAACGATACTGAGAAATTCCCACAGGCTCAGATCGAATACCTTTCAAAAACTGGTGATTGTGTTCTCGCTATTCCTTACGGGGTCAATGCTAGAGCAATATCAGGTGACACGCTTTGTTTAATTATCGATGCAATGGGCTATGAAGAATCGAGAATAGCCTTCCCTTTATCAACCACAAACCGGTTGAAAGGCTTTAAAGACGGTGAATCAGCCTTGGTTAATGAGAAAACAGGCGCTTTCATTAAGCATACTGAAGATGGAAATCTGGAAATATCAATACCTGAAGACGTTATTAAGGTTTGCAAAAACATTACGATCAGCGCAGACGGAGATTACAATTTAAACGTAACTGGAAACGCCACGATTGTAGTCGATGGCACTGCCACAATTGAATCAACAAATGCCATTGTTAAGGCGAATCGTGTAGACTTAGGCGATATTGGCGGCAAGAAAGTCGCTAGAATAGGCGATGCCGTTGCTGGCGGTGTTATAACGGGCGGAAGTGATACAGTTTTTGCGGTTGATTAGATGAAATTTAACGACATTTTGCTTGAAATTGACGAAGAAACCTGTCTTTATGATTTGCTTATAGAGCAAGATGGCGATTTTAAAAAAACAAACTCATTCATCACCGCGCTTATACTCTCTTTTTTCTGTGAGCGTAGGGCTTCCGTTTCTGAAATACCAGAAGTCTACCGCCGCCGGGGTTGGATCGGAAACATCAATAGACTGGTAGAATACGGCTCTAAACTTTGGCTCCTAGAGCAGCAAAGGCTGACAAACGAAACTGTAAACAAGGCTAGAACATACATTGAGCAAGCTTTAGAATGGCTTGTTGAATTTAACTACTTATCTCAAGTCACTGTTACAGCGTCAAAAGATATTGACGTGATAAGAGAAAATTTTGTAGCTAGTGATTGCATCGGTGTGAATTTAGAGCGTGACCTAGAAAATCAAGCTTTAATTGCTCAAATAGTTTTAACCATCGGTGGCAGTGAAGAGCTGAGAAGAAACATAATACTATGGCAAAATACTAGGGCGGCATAATGGCAGGCTTAAACATACCAGACGACGCAAAGGAGCTTGAAGACAAATCACTTGTAGATCTTGCGCGAGAGCTACCGACTACAGCAAACCCGTTTCTTGAAGAGTCTTGGATGGGGGCGCAAGGCATAGCAAACGCAAGGCGAGTATTTGACTTTTACATTCAGCTAAGAATTGTAGAAAAAGAAGCCATTCCCATAACAGCCGATGAAAAGCTTGAGCTTTGGGCTTCGTATTGGAAAATTACTAGAAACCCAGCAACACAATCACAGGGAAACGTAATTGCCACAGGCTTAGCTGGTTCCCTTATAGCTTCTGGAACGCTTTTGCAGTCTACAGACGGTAACGCCTCGCTACTATTTCATTGAATCCGCTGCAAGTTTCTTCTCTGACTTCCGTTGGCGTTATTGCTGATTGTGTTTTGTCAGGAGATAACCCGATGTTTTCAGGTCAATCCGTCACTTTATCAGGAGCAGACCAGACCCAATATAACGGAACTTTTGAAATAACGGTAACCGGCGCCAATCAGTTCACTTTTGAACTACCTGAGCCTACTATTTCACCGGCAACGGGTTCTATAATTGCTGAATTTACCAGTGCTGTTGTTTCCGTCAAATCTACAGGCTTTGGTCAAATACAAAACTTAATACCAAATACTAGGTTAAGTTTTCAGACACCGATACCAAACGTGGATAATGGGGCTTTTGTTGATCAGGGCGCGGTAGGGGGTGGCTCTGATGTGGAAAGCACAGAAGACCTAAGAGCTAGGCTGC